ACACTAAAGGAAATCAAATAAATTCAATATCCATTTCAGATTCTTTAGATTATGTTGATGGTAGAGTAAGTAAGGGAGAAAAGTTTTATTACAAAGGATTAGGTGTTCCTTATATTACTCACTATTCTCATGTAGAAAAATCAGATACTGATTATAATATCTTAAGTGAATCTGGTATCTTTTATTTGGGAAATCTTGTAGAAAAAATATCATACAAAAATAAGACAGGAATATTCCAAGAGAGATATCAACCACACTTTACTGATTGGATCGGAGCTTGTGGAATCAAAGAACTCAACATTCTCGAAAATCTTTATGATGAAGATAAGTTTGAAATGAATGGGATTGAAGTCTTTGGTTACGAGGTAATAGATGAAAGTGAGAATCAATACTATTTGAAAGTTGATTATCCAGAAGGAAGAGTTTCTTATCTTGATAATCCAAACTCAAATAAACTGAGAAAACTATTGGATTATATGATTCAAAATGATTGGAACTTTCCTTGGGATAAAGATTCAATTACAGATATTTCTGTTGAATCAAAAGTCACTGATGTAGCTGATGTATTCAGATCAAATGATATTATTCATAAGATAGGAACAGTGTATTCTGTTCTTTATAGTTTGTATAATTCAAGTCAATCTGATTATATTGACTTTTGCAATGAAAATAATATGGTTCACCAAAACCGAATGAGTTTTGTATTCAACTCTTTGTACATTCTTCATTCAAATGGTATAGATATTCTTCCACTGTATAAACAAACTCCTATAGAAACTTATAAGAATATTGTTTTAAACTACTTGGTAGTTGGAAAAAATTGTGGATTCTGTGGAGTCGGTAGTTGCAAAGGTAGAAAAGATTCAAACCAATATCTTGGAGATGAGATTCGAGAAGAATATATAAAGAGATCAACATTAGACTTAAACATATAAATATTTCAAAAAGATAATGGAAGAGTTATATCAAACATTACATAAAGCACAAACAAGTCTTTTCTGTTTAATGCAGAAGACTTGGGTGTATCATTGGAATGTAGTTGGTTCTGATTTCTTTGAACTTCATGAAGCATTTGGTGAACAATACACTACGATGCAAACTGAACTAGATAGATTAACTGAGCACATGAGATATCTTCGTATGAAGGCTATCGCACCAATCAGTAGAGTTGTTGAAACCTGTGAGATTCCAGAAGCTTCGGCAAACCCAACTGACAAGTCGATGGTTTCTCAGTTGTTTTCTGACAATAAAAAGATGATTGAACTTCTGACTTCAGTTGTAGAAGAATCGGAAAAGACAAAGCAATATACCACTTCAAATATTGCTCAAGATTTAATTGAAACTCACGGTAAATTTGTTTGGATGTTAAGGTCGTATTTAAAGGAATGAAAAATGATTTCTATAAGATGCAAAGATTGCAATAGAGAAATAACAGGCCACGAAACTAAAACAATTACTTGTGGTTGTCCTAATATGGCAACCATCCGTGGAGATAAGATTTCAGCACTTGACTTATCCCGTGTTGTTATGTTAAACTCATTAAAGGAAACACAAAAAACCAATGTGTTATCCTCTCAAGATCTTGCTTTCCAGGAATCAAGAAGACAACGCAAAGTTCGTAGGTTAGACTTCGAAATAAGATGATTTTTTTCAATAAGAAAAGATTCGATCATAATATAGAAGTTCATTATAATGTTCTTTCGGAAAAAGAAAGAAAAAATATTTTGAAAATTTCTAATTCTAAACTATACAAAATTTCTGAAGATCATCCCGGACTTCAAACCGATTCAGATTTCCATCATTATATAGATCAAAATACTTTAAACAAATTTTTTAAAAAGGTTAAAAATAAAAATATATATAAATGTTGGGTTAATTATACAGACTTTACCATGAAGTATGAGGCTTTTCATAATCACGAAAATTCTAAAAATACTTGCGTTTATATGATTGAAAACCCAGAAAAAAAAGGAACAATTTTTAATATCAATGAAAAAATCTATCAAATAGATTTACCAACAAATTCTATGATTATTTTTCCTACACATTTAATGCATACAGTTCCTTACAATATAACAAAACCAAGATATTCTCTTGCTATTAATTTTATTTAATCTATTGGAAAGGTGGTCGAGTGGTTTAAGGCTCTAGTCTTGAAAACTAGCGAAGTGAAAGCTTCCGTGGGTTCGAATCCCACCCTTTCCGTTATAATTGATACCAAATTAATAATTTATTTCGTTTTCTGTATCCTAGTGTTACAGAACTCTGACATTTGATTGACGTTGAAACACCTGTGATTAGTATATAATAGTAATACGCATCACAGAAATGGACCAACATACTTACGAGAATTGGGTCCGTATCAAAGAAACTTTCGAGTCTTCTGGTAATACTGATAATATGTTCTATAAAAGATCAGTAGAAATAGTAAAGACCAGAAGAGATCCCCTTGCTAAATTTCTTGGTGATGAAAAATGATGGAACCACAGGATGAATTTATTACAAGAACTGAAGTGCAGGAGATGATTGATGATGCCATACGAAGACACAATCGTAATGCTTCGATTATTTCAATGTGTGTTGGTTGGGTTGTTCTTGCTCTTTTTGCTGAAGGTCTTCTTCGACTCATTGGAGTAATACCACCCATATTTCCTTGGTTGAATATCACTTTAGTTCAATGACAACGACTGATTGGCTCATATTCATTGAGTTCTTTTCCCACATGTTGTACTTGTTTATTTCTTTTATGTGTGGGATAATTATCGGATATATTGTTGGTTTTAGAAACGGAGGAATGTAATGCTTAAAACACTCTTGTTTTCCACTCTCATCTATGCTATACTGATGTGGTCTTGGATTTGTTCCCAATGATTTTCCACATTGTAGAAACACTGGCATCAAATCAATTCTTTCTCTTTCTATGTGGGATGGGATTGACAGTCGTTCCTTTTGCTGGTATTATGTATATACATAGAAACAAGTAACGGAATGTAGCTCAGTTTGGTAGAGCACTCGCTTTGGGAGCGAGTGGCCGTAGGTTCGAATCCTATCATTCCGACTCATAAAAACACTTTATGAAAATGAAAGAACTGGAAGAGCTTGAATCGTTTACAGTTGAAGAATTTCAATCAGATTTTGATAATCTAATGCAAAGAGTGGAAAATGGTGAATCATTCATTATACGAGATGGGGAGAATAGTGCAGTGATAGTTCCTTATAATGAGACCATAAACTATTCAATAGATCCTGTTGTGGATGAAGAATTGATACACATTCACACAGACCACGAAGAAGGATCATAAAATATATGGAGTGTGCAATATGAATTTTATTGAGGAATGGTTTTTAGAAGATATTACGGTGTGTGATAGGATTTTGGATTTTTATAATACTTCTGAATATTCATTATCTAGAAGATGTCCTGGAGAAACCGATCGTGGAGTAAATTTAGAACATAAAGATTCTATAGATTTATCTATAACTGGATCAAATCTATATGATATTCCGTGTATTGTTGAATATTTCTACCAACTTCAAAATGTTTGTAACAAATATATAGAAAAATATGAATGGTGCAATTCATATTCTCCATGGTCAGTTATAGAAGGTATTAACATACAATACTATCCTCCAGGGGGAGGATTCAAGAAATGGCATACGGAAAGAGGAAGATCAGGGTATCCTATGGCTACACGTCATTTAGTATTTCAAACCTATTTAAATACGGTTGATGATGGTGGAGAAACACAATTTTATTATCAGGATATAAAAATTAAAGCAGAAAAAGGTAAAACAGTGATTTGGCCAGTAGACTGGACTCATACACATAGAGGAATTGTTTCTAAAACACAAGAAAAATATATTTTAACTGGTTGGTTTAACTATGAAGATAATCGATAATTTTTTGAGTGACTATGAATTTAATCTCATATGCGAGCAGACAATTGATAATCATTATTTTCCTTTATTTTTAAAAAAAGATGTAGCATATGAAAATTCAAATGATGGAATATATTTCACTCATAAATTTTTTAATGATGGAAAAGTGACAAGTAATTTTTTTCATATATTAAATCCCATCTTAAACAAAATAAATCCTAAACAAATTTTACGAATACAATTTAATCTATACCCCAAAACCATTCTTATAAAAAGACATGCATATCATATAGATTTTGATTTTCCACACAATGGATTAATATATTACCTCAATTCTAATAATGGAAAAACAATTTTAAAAAATAAAGTGTTTAACAAGAAAATAAAGTCTATACAAAATAGAGCTCTACTTTTTGATCCTTCAAAAAAACATGCGAGTACTACATGTACAAATCAAAGATTTAGGTCAAATATAATATTCAATTATATCTGACTTAATGGTTTATGGGACTGTCGCCTATGGGTTAAGGCCCACTGCTTATAACGGTGTGAACTGAGTTCAAGTCTCAGCAGTCCTACTCGCTCCTTTAGCAATCTGGTGAATGCAGCGAACTCATAATTCGCCTGAGGCGTGTTCGATCCACGCAAGGAGCATAGGACAGATCATCTCCTGTCCATCTTGACTTTCCCAAGTCAAACCCTTATAATACTAAGGTCAACATTCAAAACAATGACTCTCAATTCCAAATTCAAGAAAGACATTCAAACTCTTCGTGGTGCAGCTAACGGTGAATTTTATCTTGATGTGAAGAATCCGAAACTTTACAAAAAAGTTCGTCGGTACTATGAAGGTGAAGGTGTAGTATTCTCTGGTGATCCTTTGGATGATTATGAGATGTTGATGGAATATGTGTATCAAGATCTGGAATCTGTAGAGGTTGCATGATGAAGGTTACACGGAAACCAACTGTTCTTATGGAACGGTTTCCATATCGTTATATCCAAGTTGGCACCTTGGAAATCAACGGGAAACCAGATTGTCGTATCCAAAAGGTAGATTCTTATACTGGACGATACCGTGATATGTATCTTTGTGACAACGAAATGCAGTTGATGACTGCTATGGAAGACTTTGAATACACTAAATGGTTAGATCCAGATCGAGTACCTTGTTATGTTACAGACGATGAGGATGATGAGTAAATAGTCACGGAGAGACTTTAAAAGTACTGGTCGGGAGCAAACCCCTTTATGGCAAAATCTAATGTATGCAGATACATTGGTAATATGCTTCTCTTATCGGGATATTTTTTCCTGCTATGGGGAGACATGAAGATTGGATTATTTGTAAAATGTAT